ACGGTCAGATTGGGCGGGGTGCCGGTCGAATCACCCGCCACGGCCCCGAAGATGTGCAGGGCGTTGGCCGGCGTGACTTCCTTGAGAACGAACTTGAGGCTTCCCGTCCGCTTGATCGGCTCCTGAGAGAGCGCGCCCAGGTGGCGGTCGGCCATGATGTCGAGCGAATCCTCGCCCCAATCGATCTCAAGCCCGCCCTCGGTGATACCGACATCGGTCAGCGACCCGGCGCCCTTGGCGGTGACCCAGGCGCCGATCGAGATGACGAAATTGTCCAATCCATAGACGACGTTTCCGAGGGTCTCGGCCATTTACTCCTCCCAGCGTGCGGCGCCTGTACTGAGAGGCCCGCGAAGTTCGGGGTTGACTTCAAGATCAACGCCTTCGAGGCGCCGACCCGGTTCAATGCGCTCGTGCCCGTCCGTGCCATCCTTCTGGCGCGGGTTCCACCAGCTATGGCTCCCGGCCGGCAGGCCGTCGAAGATCATCGTGCCCTTGGTGCGGTCCCCCGCAGGCTTGCGCGCGGGCTTCCTCGCTTCTTCCATTTATGCCTCCCCGAACGTCAGTTCGATCTTCATACTCACGAGCCCGATGGGCGTCTCAGCGTCGTACATCGGCTCGGCGCCCAAGCGGCGCATGGTTCCGGACCCGCCGCTCGTGAAGATGGCCGGCACGGTGAGCGCCTTTTTCATGTCGGCGCGCAGGTTGTTGAGCTTCGTCGGCAGCGTGCCATTGCGCCAGCTTTCCTCTTGGCGATCGACGGCAAGGATCTCCATCGTGAGCGTGACGGAATCGGTCTCCTTGTCGCTTGGGCGAATAGAGTCCGGCTGGAACGCATCGAAGGCAAGGATGCAGGGAAAGTCGCCATCGTTGAGCTGATCGATCGGCACCGGGAAGCGATAAACCCGCTGGCCGGCGTTCGTGTTGTAGCCGTTCGCCACAAGGATCGCCTGCAGGGCGGTGACGATTGCAGCACTCACCTGCTCGCGCGTCACACCGCCCCCTTGAGCGCGCGCGCGAGGCGCGTGACCATGATGTTACGAATCTGCGGCACCGACTCAGCCAAGCTCGGGCGCATGAAGGGACGCTCAGGCATCTTTATCGGGTGCGCGCGGGTGCGAATGCGGTAGAACACCTTGCCGCCAATCTCGAAGCGCAGCGTGTGGCGGGCGTTCGGATTGCGCGTGCTCGGCCGGTCGGCGGCCACGCTGCCCGGATGCTGGATAGTCAGGCCGTACTCATGCACCGGCGCATACTCAACGTTCGTGCCCACAATTCCCTTTGGGTTGTCGGTGAACACCCCCTCGACGAGGGACACAACGCTCTGCCGCAGCCGCCCGCTCTGCACCTTCAGCACCGGCCCTGTGAGCTTGCGCACCACGCGCCCATAGACGAGCTGGGCGCCGAGCCCCACAGATATCGCCATCGCCTTCTTCACGCCTTCCTGGCGCTGCTTCAGGGCAGCCGCGAGCTGTGGCCCGCCCAGAATGTGGAAGCGCAGGGAACTCATGCAGCAATCCCCATCGAAAGGCGCCGATAGGGCTTGAGGCCCATCAGAACGTGCTCAGGCAGCTTGCGCAGGTAGGACGTGCCCTGCTGCCCGAGATTCTTGGTATTCAGGCCGATGCGGTCGCGCTCCTTGTACATGAGCGCGGCAAGGTCGAGCGCCGCCTGCTCGACTGCCGCCGGGATGGTGGAGTACCCAGCGTCGTAGGTGACGGAGTAGTACCGGCGAAACTGGAACCAGGAGCTGAACTGCCGCACCAGTGTCCCGCCCTTCTTGTAGACCAGCACGTCGTAATCGCCTGTCGGATTCTCCCCCACGGTCAGCGCAACGCCATCCTCAAGCACCGTAGGCGTTCCGACGATCGGCGACTGGCGCAGCCGGAGCGTGTCGGTGCCCGTACCGTCGTAAAGCTCCGCCGTGTAGGTCGTCAGGGAGAACGTCCGGTTGCAGTACCGCTCGATGGCATCTGAGGCGACGCCGATAAGCCTCGTCAGCAGCGTGTCATTGCCGCCGCTCGCCTCGCCGCCTAGGTAGTCCTTGAGATTGGCAAGATTCGTGAGCAGCGGCCCGGCGATGCCGGAGAATTGCGCGGTCGGGAACGAGACGACGTGGTATTCGAGGATCGATCCGTCCGTCGCAGGCTCAGGCCCGCGCAGCCGTATGAAGTAGCGATGGCCGTTCGCGGCGCTGAGGGTGGGCGTGAACGAGGCGATGTAGACCCCGGACGTTCCCTGCTCGGTGATGGTCAGAGTCTCGCTGGCTGCGCCGGTCTCGTTGCGCAACAGTTTCGTGACGCTCGCCGCCTGCCCGGAGACGAACGCGCCGCTCCCGTCCACCAGGGAGAACTGGTGGCGCGCGACCTGGTTGACCTGAACCTCGAAGATGCCGCCGGCCATTACCTTGACCGCCTCTCAGTCATGACGGGGGTAAACTGCGGGATGGGGTCATCAAGCGGCCATTCACTTGATTCACAGAAGAACTCCGGAACCGCATAATCTCCGTCCACATTCATACCGAGCACCCGCAAATCATTCGGCGCGCTGGAAAGAACGGGGCCGCGGATCTGCCCTTTGATGAGATTGGCTATCAGTTCCGAACTAATCCTCACTTTGCGCAGTCCCATCTCTACTTCCCGATCGCCCTCAGACTGAAGGTGTAGCTCGGGGTGGTGCCGGCGATGAACCAGCGCGCGCGCACCAGATCCCCGAAGAGTTGATACTTCGCCACCGACTTGACGCCCGTGCAGGCCACGTCCGCGGCAAGCTCGACGAAATCCCGCTTGTTCGTGGTGGTCGCGGTCTCGGTGCCGTCACCGTCCGACACCTGGCCGAGTTCGTATGGGAGATCGTACCAGTTCGTGCCACCGTCGCTCGATGACTGCAAGAGCATGTCCAGCGTCTCGCCAGTGCCGCTCGAAGCGGTACAGTCAAAGTAGGTGACGAGCTCCTTGATTCCGGAGACGGAGATCGCCCCGCCGTTGCCGGTGGCGTTCTGCGCGGCACTCGCCAGAATCTCGAAGCGCGTGGCGCCGGCGTGGGCCGGAGCCAAAGTCACGAGCAGAGAGAACAGTGCGACCAGCAGGGCTCTACTTCTTGCGCGCATCTTTCCTCCTCATGGCCCGATCGACAGGCGGGTGGTCGATTACTCTTTGGGCTATGGACGGGTCTGGACCATCCACTCTCCGCACCAGCCCAGCCGCCCACCAAATCTCGTAATTGGCCTCGTCGTTTTCCTCGAGGTCGCCAGCCTTGCGACCACCGTAGTTAGTCAGCCACTTGAACTTGACGCTCACGCTTCCCGTCCTCCCTGGACATCAGCCCGTACCGCCCCACATCCATCACGTCGAGGGTCTTCTCGTGACCGAAGATGACGGTGGGGTCGACCAGCACGCCGCCCATGCCTTCGGCGCGCGCGCGGTCGAAGAACCACAGGTCCTCACCGGTAATCACATGCCCGTCAGTCTCGTCGAACACGGTCTTGAACCAAGGCTTGCCGACCCTCTCGAGCACGCTGCGATGAATGAGCAGGCATGCCGCCCCCACACCATCGCAGCGGTAAGGCTCCGTGTATGAAACCGGCGGTCCTGATTTCCAAGCCCCGTCTGCCTGTTTCCAATACGACACGAAAAGCGGCGACGGCGGGCGCCGCTCGCGCTTGTGGTACTCCTGCCAACCAAGCGAGAAGCCGCTCACCATGGGCTCGCCATACTTCAATAGAGCGTTCCAGTTCTCTGGAGGCACCATGTCGTCGTCGATGAAGTAAAGCCATGCAGCCCCAGGCAGCGACAGGAACGCCTCGACGCACAGATTTCTCGCGTAGTGAATCGGGTAGTGCGCCCCTACGCTCAGGGGGAAGTACGAAAAAGGATGCGCGCGGTCTTTCGAAAGAAAGCCGGCGTGGAAGTCCATCGAACGAAAGGCCACCGGCACCGTCTTGCGATGCGACGGCACGGCGATGACGACGAGCGGCTTGCCCTGTGCCCGCCCACCGAATCGCGGTCTGATGATCCTTCCCATTCGCTCCTGCCAGCCCAACGGCTTTCCCTCCGAGAACTGCGGGCTGGGGCCCGCCGGCTTCGACAGACCCCAGCCCTTCAGATCACCTCATCGGCCCTGCAGCGTCGACCCTCTGGTACTGTGTCCAGGCCGACCCCACTCCGACCAGGATGCCCGTGCGCTTGATGCCCCGGATGTCCACCTGCGCGGTCTGGAACTTCCCGTAGGGATTCACGTCGATCTGGAAGCCCAGCAGGTCACCGAAGAGCAGTGTGCTCGGCGGCCCGAAGTAGATGTGCGTCCGGTTTGTGCCCGTGCCCGCGGCCCGGTTCGTGAGGATCGCGGTCGTGGTGTAGACCGGGAATCCCAGCACTCCCATGGTCGGCCTGCCGCTCAGCGGCTGGCTGGCCGTGAAGAGCACGGAGCCCCCCTGATCGTTCACCGCGGCTACGCCGCCACGGCCCTTGAGGATCGAGCCCCAAGCGGACGGATGCATGAAGAAGGCCGCGCCCTGCAGCGAGGCCGCCTCACCTGCTTTGAAGATCGTGTCTACCAGGAGCTGCCAGAAGATGAAGTCTCCGTTGGCTCCGGATGACACGCTGTTCACCCCGGCTGCGGCCGTGACGCCCAGGTAGGTGGTCGCGGCATCAGCCGGCCCCTCGAGCGACTGAGCGTCCTCGAGGCGTGCCACCTGCTCCCCGAACTCCTGGGCCAGGTAATCCGCCACCCCGACGACGTTGTCCTGCAGCAGCTCCATGGAGAGCGTGGCGAAGCAGCCGATCTTCTTCGCCGTCATGGTGCCCTGGCTGAACGGAGTCGCCGGTGCCGAGTCGGTGATCGAAGCCGCTTCCGCGATCACCGCAGCGGAGAACGCGCTGGCCCTCGTCGGCCACAGGTGCGTCTTTGTCGTCATCGGCACCTTGCGCACCAGTGGCCGCATGACGCCGTTGTCGACCACGAGCCGCAGGATCTCGGACTCGACGATGGTGGGCACGAGCTCGGGGCCCGTGCCGGTGGTCGTCTCGCCCAGGGCCGCCTTCTCGACGGAAAGTAGCTCGGTCAGCTTCGCCTGCTGGTCGGCCACGCTCGCGTACTTCGCGGGATTGGTCTGGCCCCAGATGAAGTTTCTGAGCCACAACCCAACCGCCGCTTTCGCAATCGGATCGTCGTTCAGGATGCCCTGCTCCTTGCCCTGCGGGTGGTACTTTGCCGCGTGCCTGTTCTGTGCCGACACACTCTCGGCGAGCCTGATGGTCCGCTGCTCACCTTCGCCGAGCAGCGCCCTCAGATTGTCCCCGTAGATGTGGGACGTCCTCTTCGCGGCCAGTTTGCGCTCCACATCGGCCATCCACTCCTCGGTGGAGTTGGCGGCCTTCTGGAGCGTTTCGGTCTTGATCCGCAGGTCTTCGACCGTACCGACCAGTTTGCCTTGTGCATCGAGGATTTGCTTGACCCCTTCCTCGATCGGTTTCAAATCCGCTGATTCCATTTCGCTGCCTCCGTCTGGATACGACCGCACAGGAGCTTGAGTCTCAGAGCCTCCAGCCGCTTGCGACTTTCCGCCTCGATCCGCTCGTCTACCGCCCCAAAGGGCGCACGGTCGGCGCTGCCGCCTGCGACTGCGCTCAGGAACTCCGCTGTGCGCGGCCTGATGATTCCCTTCTTCATGGCCTCCTGCACGGCCTCCGGGTTGGCCGGGACAGCGACCAGAGACCATTCCAAAAGGTCCTGCTTGATGAACCGGAAGCCGGTCACATCGCCGGCGTCTGACTTGATGGGCTCGGGCTGCGCAGTCGGCCAGAACCCGACCGACGTGGTGTTCATGAACCCGCCCTTGTACATGGCATAGAGCTCGTTGTTGAAGCGCGTGACGCGGTGGAACTCGACCACAGCGGTAAGAGCGCGTGCGCCGTTCCGTCTCGTTTTCGTGAGCGAGAGCGTGCGCCCTTGGGACGGCGGGCTCCCGGCTACTTCGCCGTATTCGTGGCCGAAGAGCACAATCGGATTGCGCAGATAATTCTCAGTCTGCCACCCGCCGACCTCGATGATGTCCCCCATTCGGTCAATGGCCTCGGTAGAGATGACGAATGCGAGTTTGCCGTTGTCAGCGCCGTCCTTCTCGATCTCGGCCGCGTAGCCCTTGCGGATCGAGAGGAACTCCGACTCGCCGGTCGCCACGCGCACCAGACGCTTGTTGAGGCCGGCCATGATTTCGATGGGCAGCATCGGGGAACCCGTGGGCTCTAGTTCGATTGGATCGATCACGTCGGTCATGGTTCACCCCTCAACAATCGGAACGGTCACGCACCGGCAATTGATGACCTGGGCTGCCGCTCCGCCTGGCTCAAGCGGATAGGCCAACCCCGTGATTGGAAACCGGCTCCCGACAAGAACTACGCTCTTGTCCTCGTCTTCGTGATCCTTGCGCATCACGTCGTCCCTCGAAGAAAGCCACTCGTGCCGTTCAATACCAGCCTGCTCCATGCTCACAACCCGAGCCGCAGAGAAGGAGCTGTGCACTTCGGTGCGCGCCACGGTGCGGGCGTTGCGGCGCTCGCCGTTGAAGTAGTCGCGCACACGCTCGGCCACGTCGGCCTCAGCCTCTCCGGCCCTTACCCCTTCGGCGATCGTTTCGCGCAGTTCCTCACGCATGCGCTCGTTCGTCCCCTTGATCGAGCGTCGGCGATTCGTGAGAATCTGCACAACAGCCGGGTCTAGAAAATCCAGGGAGATCGATGTCCCGGTCTGCTGTGAGACGGTTTCGGCTCCACGCTTGATGGCCCCTCGGTAGATGGGCTCGATCAGCAGAATCACCTCCTCGTTCGCCGCGCGCAGGTCGAAGAGTAAAGATTCGATGTCAGACTCGACAAGCCGCTTCGTGCGACCGTTTCCGGCAACCCCCTTCGCGCCAATCTGCCCCATGCGTCGCAGCACGTCGTTGCGCAGCGACCGCAGATGATCCCTGTAACGGCTGTCTGCCTTCAGCTCCAGATCCCGCACCGAAGCAATCAGCCCGCGCCAGACCGCAGAGCGCATCTGCTCGCCGACCAGGCGCTTGCCGCGTGGCATGAGCGCGTCTTCCTCCGGCTCTTCGTCGTCAACTGGTGGCTTTTGCGGCCGGGCATCATCCTCCGTCCCGTCGGGCTCTTCCGGCACACCGAACAGCCCAGCGGGCGGAAGGTGCGGCTCGTCAGCGCCCTCGACATCATCGAGGTCGAGTTTTAGATCCAGCCTTTCGTTAATCAGCGTCAGTGGGACACCAATGCTCCAGAGCTTCGTCGCCACGTCAGCCTTGATGTTCAGATCCTCGAGCAACGCCTGAATTACTTCAGTCTTGAACTTACCGACGATCCCGGGCGCAAACCTATCGAGCAGGTCGGCCTGAAGAACGCCCTCTATGTATGAAAGACGCGGCATCAGCTCAAGCTCGAAGAAGATTCGAAGCTGCGGCTGCATGTTCGCATAGTTGGCGAACTCCATGATGGATGCCATCCCCGGTGGCATCCCGGCCGCCACTAGAACGTTTTCGCGTGAGCCCTTGCGCAGCGCAGCGAAATCCATCTCCCTCTGCCCGATGCCGGTCTTCACATACTCCAGGCCAGTCGGCAAAACGGCGGGCGCATGGGCCTTGCGGATACCGCCGTGCTTCTCCATCCACTGCGCGCGCAGCGGCTCAATGTCCTCGTCATTGACCTGGTGATCGCCAGTCGGTTGCAGCACTCCATTCGGCTCAGCCCCGTTGATAAAGAACTGCCGATTCCACCGCTGGGCGAAATAGTCGGTTTCGAATTCGGTACGTGCCGCCTGCAACCAGCTCACGCCGTTGATGTCGGAGTAAGGCGATGGGTGCTTGAAGTGCAGCACCTGATCGGCTGATACACGCTCAATGCGCCCCTGCGCTCGATACTCGAAATAATCAATTTCGCCATCTGTGCCTTGATGCGGCGTCAGCGCCGGGGGCGGCAGAAGCTCAATGCTCGCCGGGAGCTTGGTGCCGGTATTGTCCGAGCGCACCGCCTCCCCCAATCTCCACACACTGTTGCCGTAGTGCTCCATGTGGAGCGTGGTGTATTCAAAGATTTGATTGCCGTGCATGCGCCCATTCGGTTTCGATAGCAGCTTCGTCACCGGATGATTCTTAATCGCCTCGTCGCTCTCGCCTTTGAAGACCTCATAAGGAATGCGCGACACGTTGCGGGCAAACGCCGACATAACGCGGTAGACGGTCGGATGCTGGACGAAAGGCTGGTCCATGCGCGCCGGCGTCTGCAGCGTGTCGAGCCCGGTTGAAAACACCTTCTCGATCCACGTCTCAGCTCCGCTCTTCTGCTGTACCTCGGTTTGCATAGCCCAAGTACCGAAGAAAGCCGCTAGTGCCCTAGCCAGCTTCACAGAATCACCGGGCGGACAGCCCGAGCCTTCCCATGCAGCGCCAGACCCATAGACCACACCGTGTCATCGTTGAAGCCGTCCGGCGCCTTGTAGCGCACCGAGGTTGCAAGCGCCGTCCGCTCCAGGTTCGCCGCCTCGTCGACCGCCTCGGCGATGTATGGCATCGAGATCGTCCGCTGCTCCGTCTCAAGCTGCAGCGCCTGCACCATGTCCTGCTTGTTGTCGGAGTTGAAGACCACGCCGGATAAACGCACCGCCGTATTCACGCTGGCGCGCTGCAGCACTTCGGCCACGGGCCCGCCCACTCCGGTCTGGTCGAAGAACACAACCACGGTCGAGCGCTTCTTCCCATGGTCATCCCGTGCGCGGCCGTAGGCTTTGGCGCATTCAATCACACGCGCCGCCTGCACTTCCCATGCGGCCTCACGAAACCGCAGCATGGCCTTCAGACGCCCAGAGCGCCGGCCGAGGAGCGACAGCACCGTCCACGACTGGCGATTGCCGAGGTCGAGCCCGCCGATGATCGGCCCGTCTTTCTCCTCGTCCCAGGGCTCGATGAACGGAAGGCTCACCGGGTGAATCGCATCACCACCGTTGACACAAACCGGCGTGAGGTCAAGAACTCCGGCGCCCATCGCCAGGAACTCACCCTCGTAGAGCCGGCTGAACTCATCGCTCGGAAGATTGCGCCGCTCGCTGTCGATGAACGCCCGATAGGCTTCGGCGGCTGTAGCGTCCTCGCCCAGAAGCGCGGCGTATCGGTCCTGCCAGCGCCAGCGAATGAAGCCCATGTCGGCGCTCCCCGCCTGCACCGCCTGCTCGGCCTGCTTGCACAGGCGCCAGAACTCCGAGCCGTGGATGCCGGCGTTGCCGCTAAAGAACATCGGCCCGAGAGTCGCAGCGCGGCGGGTCGAGAGAATCGCCCTGGCTCGTGGGGTCAGAAGCTCGGCCTGGTCAACGGCGATGCGGTCAACGGCGGCGCCCAGGAGATTCTCGTCCCGCTCCCACGAGCGGCACTCGATACGCGAGCCGTTCACAAGGTCGAGCCTGAGCCTCGATTCCGTGATGCGCGCCAGGGCGCCGGACCGCTCGAGGTGCGTGCGCATCTCGCGGAATCCGACCTCGGCCTGGCTGTAAGTCGGTGCGGCCCACCAGTTGAGCGAATTCGATTTCATGAACGCGCCCATGTAGAGCCACACGGCAAGCGCGAACGTCTTCCCCATCTGCACCACACCGAGCAGCACGAGCTCAGTCACCTGAGCCTCGACGACTGCCCGCTGGTATTCCCACAGGGGCGGGGGGCGCAGGACCGCCACGCGTTGAGAGCTCGCAGCGGAAGGTGTAATCGGCAGGGATGCGGTTGAAGCTGATGTCGAGCTCGGTGGGCGTGGCGAAGGATTTGTCGAGCAGCTTTGCGAGGATGGTGTCGCTCTGCGCCGCGCGGCGTTTGAGCATTTCCCGGCCGGCCTGAGACTCGAAGAACGATCTCCAGAAAGCGCGGAATTCGACGTTCGCCCCGCGCCTGTTCTTCGCGCCTTTCGGTCTGCCGACTCTGTTGCGTGGCCGCTCCGTTGCACCGTCCAACCGAGTTTCCCTTTGCAAATAAAATGGGCGACTGGAGAAGTGGAGGCTCCTCCAAGCCGCCCGGATAACTCCCGCGCACGACTGCGCAGGTGGCGCTAATTTGCGCCCAGGTCTACCGGAATGTCAAGGATTATTTTACCGCACCTGCACAGCACCGCGGCCGGTCAATCCTCAGTGCCTTCCGATAGCCGCTTCCCGTCTGTGCTCAAGGTGTTTGCCAGAATTTTGCTTCATCGGCCAGCGTGAAGGTTCTGTAGCCCATTTCCTGGGGTAGTGGCCGGCGTAGAACTCGCTGATGTCGCTCAGAAATGCCACCCATGAAGCACGCGCCTTGCTGTCCCCTGGTTCTTCTCCATGCTGGCGCACCAACCCGCAGTAGGCTTTGTTAAGCAGCACCCAATCTCGTTTTTCCCATTCACCGGATCCTCCGCAGCTCTGCCACTGGGTGAAAGCCCAGTCCTTGAACGAGGTGTAAGCGGTTGATTCGGAGAGA